TCACCAAAGTTAGCTTCAGTAATTAAAGCACCTTTGATAATCCATTCAGATACGATATCACCTACAGGACCTAATACGTTTACAGTTAAATCTTTTTTATAGAAATCACTGTATCCATCTCTACCTGTTACTGATTCATGGTGTAATCTTACCCACTCCATTACAGCTTGAGCACCTGATGGTGTAATTGGATCAAATAATGTGAACTGGATTGTATTCCAAACTGTTTTTCCTTTAACATAACGTTGAACGTTAATATGGTTTAAAGGCACAGTTCCTTGGGTTACAGATACGGCTCCGACACCCTTCATAATGTACGAAGGAAATCCATCAATGTAAAGAATAAATCTATTCTTTTGTTTTGGCTCAAATGCCGTATAAAAAATTTCGTTTGGATCTAATACTGCCATTTTATGTTTTTATTTTATTATAAATATTCTAATTTTTAGTTTTTATTCTGGAAATACTGCTCCTGTTGGTAATACATTGAAATCTAGCATAATAAATTCAGCTGTTCTAGTTGGTTGGATATAAATCTGACCTACTAATTGATTTCTATCAATTACATCTGGAGTGTTATTAGTATCATCCATTACTACTTTAAATGCATACAATCCTTGTCTTTGTTGTACTGATTCTAAGTATGGATTAACTTGGCTTAAGAAAATATTTCTTGTAGCAATTGTATTTTGTTCAAATACTAAATTATCAGCTGTTTGAGAAATAAAGCTCTTAAGTTGGATTAATAATCTTCTTACATTTACTCTATCTAATGCACTAGCTCTTTTCTGTAGTGTTTTCTGACCAAATACTACAACTCCACTTCCTGGGAATGTAGCTATTGGATTGATATTAGCTTCGTATAATGAATCTCTATTTGTAGTAGTTAATTTTCTTTCTGCCTTAGTTACGTTACCAAGAGCACCTCTTGTTAAACCTGCAGGGGCAAACCAAGCATCACTTGATCTATCAGTAAATGCATATACTCCTGGGATCATTGCTGAAGCGGGTACCCAAACAACTGTTCCAATATTTGGATCAACTGTTTGTAACCATGGCCAGTAAGTAGCAGCATATGAACTATCAAATGAAGCAGCGTTACTAATCATAGTACCAATGTTAGTTCCGTATCCATCTAAATCAATAACTGCTATACAATCTTGACGTGATTCTGCAGTACTAACTAATAAAGTAGTTGCAGTAGCATGATCTGAATGGTTTAATCCAGGTGCAGTTAGTAAATTAAATCTATAATCATCTTTATTGTTTAATAATTGGATTGATGATGTATAATCTAATTGTCCTAAACCTTGGATATCACTATCGATTTGGTCGTAAAATTTAGCACCTGCACCAAATAATTGACCTTCAGCACCATTAAATGATCCTGATGAAATTATTGGTAAGCTTGCAGTAAATTGTGCTTTCGCATTTCCAGCATTATCAAAATAATCTGGAGTTTTATAATTTACTGCAGAAACTCTTACGTATTTACTTTTATTGTTATATTCACCCTGAGAACGTACATATGAATCAGCTCCATCTTCTTCAATTGAGTAGCTTGTGTTACCAATTACTCTTTCAATATAATTTGGAGACTTTGGATCTAATGATAAGTTAGACCAAGTTTCAAGAATTGATTTATTTCTATGGCTATCATCTCCTCTACGTAGTAATAAACTAAATGTTCCTGATCCTGTATTATTAGAAGCAATTTCCCATCTTACATTATCTTTTGATCCTTCAGCTAATGCTCCATTTCCTACTTCTGAACCTGAATTATTCATAATTTCACCTTCAGATAAAGTAGTTAATTCAAATGGTACTCCATTAATTACATCTGCAGCTCCTAATGCATTGAGTGTTAAATCACTTGCAGATCCAATTTGAGCACCTGCTACACTTAATACTTCACTAACTTCATATCCGCTTCCTCCTGAAGTAACAGATACTGAAGTAGGTTCAACAAACATTAAAGCGTTAACAATTCTAAATGTTAAATCAACTGATGATTGTAATCCTGATGCAGGGATTGTAATAATTTCTCCATCTACATATCCACTACCTGTTTCAACACAAGTAATACCTGTAACAACACCTGAGCTTATTTCTAGGTTAAATTGAGCCCCTGTTCCATTTAAAGAAGAGGTAATATCGCTAATAGGCCCTAAACTTGCATTTGATCCAGTATTTAAAGCATATTCAGTATTTTGTTGAATTTCATTCTCATAAGAACCAGTTGCAAGTAATTTACCATTACCTGTACTAGTAACAATACTTAATACTGCTCCTGTACCACTTGATCCTGTTGGAGTAACAGTGTAAGTACCAGCTGTACCACCTTCTCCTCCTGAAGCTACTGATAATGAAGCATCGGTATCAATAACACCACTTTCAGCATTATTGTATAATTTATGGGAGCTTGCACCGCTAAATGATCCAGATACTACTCTAGTTACTAATAATGAACTTCCTCCTTGAGAAAAGTAATTATTTGCTGAGATTGAAGTCAAGTAAGTGTATTCTGAGGAACCACTTGTAACGGCTCCACCAAAGACTGCTTGATATTCACTAAATGAAGTTACTAATGTAGGAATACCTACGGGACCTTTAGCAGCAGGTCCTACGATAGCAGCTCCTGCTTCTACGGGTTGACCTTGAATAAAAGATTGGTCGTTTTCGCGAGCCAATACACCAGGTGAAATTAATGTTTCTGCCATTTTATATGTTTAATTTATTTATTTTGTTATAAATATTAAAAAATTCTTTAAAGAACTAAGAGGAAACTGAACTATCTGAAACTTCGGAATCAATTGGAACAATTTCTCCAGTGTTTAAGTTAATTTTTCCATCTCCATACTTTTTGGTTAATTGATCGCCTAAATCTTTTTGTTGAAGAGATAATTCTCTAAATTGATCAATTAATCCAGCTTTTTGTAATTCTAATTCTCCAATAGCAAATATTACTTCATTGCTTACTTGTTGATTAGATTGTAATTCTTGCAACTCTTCTTTTGACAACTTCATACTTTCTTTTTTTTTTTTTTTTTTTTTTTTTTTTTTTTTTTTTTTTTTTTTTTTTTTTTTTTTTTTTTTTTTTTTTTTTTTTTTTTTTTTTTTTTTTTTTTTTT